AAAAAGCGGGAGGTCGCGTGATGCGTGTAAACCGGGGGGTGGTCGAGACCCACCCGGACGGGGGAGGGCGCTGTGCGGAGACGACGGCCCCGCGCCAGCCTACGCTCTAATCCACTCTTCCCATTCCCCCATTTCAGAACATCCCCCCCTATCAATTCCAAAAGCCCACCCCCCGGGGGGTATATATTTTTGAAAAAAGGATGTTGCGAACGCTTGTAAGTTTAAATGTTCGCGTTTACACTGTACGCATGAAAGATTACGCTTACCCCACATTGATGGCAGAGAAGTGTTTAAAGCTGCTACACCAGGCAGTTTTGGACAAAAGGATGGATGAAGCCATGAAGATGGCAATTGAGGCCATGAGGTGGACTGTGGAGATTCAGGAGAGTTTGAAGGAGATGGATCGTGCGGCAAAAAGTTAGTATGACTGGAAGGTGGGAGAAGGTTTTAAGGTTTATCCAGGCTTACATCCAATTGCACGGGGTGTCTCCTTCTTACGACGTAATGGCCAAAGGCTTGGGGTTGAGGTCTAGATCCAACATGCACAGGATTGTGAAAAGGTTGGAGGAAGAGGGGCATTTACAGACCAAACCCCGGAAGTATTACGGGATCAAGATGGTGGACAAGTCTGTCAAAGAGGTGGTGTCTCTGTGAGTTTGCTGTCTCAAAAGGAGTTGGGGCAGTACCTGTCCATTGTGGACAAAGTGCCTGAGAAGGAGAGATTGAAGATCAAACAGTTGTTGGAGTTTGATCGGCTTGAAAGGTGTAGAGAGTCTTTCTTGTTCTTTGTCCAACAGATGTGGCCGGTGTTTATATCTGGCCGGCATCACAAAATCATGGCAGATGCCTTTGAGAGGGTTGCTAAGGGGGAGTTGAAGAGGTTGATCATCAACATGCCTCCCCGGCACACCAAGTCGGAGTTTGCTTCCTACCTTCTTCCGGCTTGGTTTTTGGGGAAATTCCCTCAAAAGAAGATCATTCAGACTGCCCACACTGCTGAACTTGCTGTGGGTTTTGGACGTAAGGTCAGGAATCTTGTCCAGTCTGAGGCTTATCAGAAGGTCTTTAGCACCAAACTGTCCAGCGACTCAAAGGCTGCGGGGAGATGGAACACCGAGCAGGGTGGGGATTACTTTGCTATCGGTGTAGGGGGTGCTGTGACGGGTAAGGGTGCCGATGTTTTGATCATTGACGACCCTCACTCGGAGCAGGAGGCTAAACAAGGCAACCCTGCGGTCTATGACGGGGTGTATGAATGGTACACATCCGGCCCTCGCCAGCGTCTTCAACCGGGTGGAGCCATCATTATTGTGATGACCCGGTGGGCAAAGCGTGATTTAACAGGGCAGATCCTTAAAAACAGCTCTAAAGACGGCACAGATGACTGGGAAGTCATTGAATTTCCAGCCATTTTGCCCTCCGGGAACCCCCTTTGGCCCGGATTTTGGAAGAAAACAGAGCTGGAATCCCTTAAATCGGAGCTTCCGGTTGCTAAATGGGAGGCTCAGTACCAACAAAACCCCACATCCGAGGAAGGAGCGATCATCAAGCGCGAATTCTGGAAGATTTGGCCTGATGACCACCCTCCGGCCTGTGATTACTTGATCCAATCCTGGGATACAGCGTTTGAAAAACACAACAGGGCAGACTATTCAGCCTGTACCACGTGGGGAGTGTTCTACAGGGAGGATGACAAGGGGGAAATGAAGACCAACATCATCCTTCTTGATGCGTTTAAAGACCGGATGGAGTTCCCGGATCTCAAAAAGAAAGCCTTTGAGATGTGGAAGGAATGGAATCCAGACACATTGATCGTGGAAAAAAGGGCAGCTGGGTCTCCGTTGATCTATGAATTAAGAAAGATGGGAATCCCTCTTTCGGAGTACACACCGTACAAGGGACAAGATAAGATTGCGCGTGTAAACTCGATTGCGGACTTGTTTGCCTCGGGCGTGGTATGGCGTCCAGAAACAAGATGGGCAGAAGAATTGGTTGAGGAAATGGCATCTTTCCCAAATGGAGACCATGATGACCTGGTGGACTCGTCCAGCCAGGCCCTTATGAGGTTCCGTCAGGGTGGGTTTATCGCCATTTCAAGCGATGAACAAGATTACCCAATGGCCCCCCGTAGGGTGGCGTATTACTAAGGATCATCATGGCAACGAACATTGATCGCGCTCTTACCCCGATGGATTTGTCTCAAATGGGCGCGGAACCTGCCCTAGAGATTGAGATTGAGGATCCTGAGAGTGTAAACATCAAAGCCGGTGGAGTTGAGATTGAACTTGAACCGGAATCAGAGACGGCAGATGATTTTGATGCAAATCTAGCCGAGTACATGGATGAAAGCGACCTCCAGTCGCTGGCTTCTGAGCTTGTATCCCTGGTAGACGCAGACATCAACTCCCGCAAAGACTGGACGGAGTCCTACGTCAAAGGTTTAGATGTTCTTGGATTAAAGTATGAAGAGCGCACCGAGCCGTGGTCTGGGGCCTGTGGTGTGTATTCTTCAATGCTCAATGAGGCAGCAATCCGCTTTCAGTCCGAAATGATCACGGAGACCTTCCCGGCCCAAGGCCCGGTGAAGACCCAGATCGTCGGGGCTGTGGACAAGTTGAAGGAAGAGGCTGCCGAGCGTGTCAGGGACGACATGAACTTCCGCCTGACGGAAGAGATGATTGAATACCGCCCGGAACATGAAAGACTTCTTTATAACTTGGGTCTGGCCGGCGCGGCGTTTAAAAAGGTCTACTACGATCCCTCTATCGGACGGCAGACTGCCCCATTTATCCCGGCAGAAGATGTGATCATCCCATACGGGGCATCTAACATTTACAGCGCAGAACGTGCAACCCACGTGATGCGCAAGACTAAGAACGACATCAAGAAGCTTCAGGTCAGCGGGTTTTACAGAGACATTGACCTCGGAGAGCCTGTAAGAATCTTCTCAGACATTGAGAAGAAAAAGGCTGAAGAGCAAGGTTATTCCCTGACAGATGATGACCGGTTTCAAATCCTTGAGATCCATGTGGACTGGGACATGCCGGGGTATGAGGATGAGGATGGGATTGCCCTTCCTTATGTCGTAACCATAGAGCGCGGATCCAGCAATGTTCTGGCCATCCGTAGGAACTGGAAGGAAGAAGATGACCGGCGTTTAAAGCGCCAGCATTTCGTCCAGTACACATACATCCCAGGGTTTGGGGCGTATGGCATGGGCTTGATTCATATCATCGGAGGATATGCCCGCGCTGGTACTTCCCTCATTCGGCAGTTGATTGATGCGGGTACTCTGAGCAATCTTCCGGGTGGCATGAAGGCCCGTGGTCTTCGTGTAAAGGGAGACGATACACCGATTGCTCCGGGTGAGTTCCGTGATGTTGATGTTCCGTCCGGCACCATCCGCGACAACATCATGCCGCTTCCGTATAAGGAGCCAAGCCAGACCCTGATTCAATTGCTCAATCAGATCACCGAGGAAGGCCGACGCTTGGGTGCAATCACTGACATGAAGATCAGTGACATGTCTGCCCAGGCTCCGGTGGGAACGACGCTGGCTATTTTGGAGCGCACGCTCAAGACGATGAGTGCTGTCCAGGCCCGTGTCCATGAGAGCCTGAAGATTGAGTTCCGTCTACTCAAAGCCATCATCCGCGACTTCATGCCGCCGGACTATGAGTACACCCCGGAGGGTGGGGACAAACTTGCGAAGCAGGCCGACTATGACGTTACGGAAGTTATCCCGGTCAGTGATCCTAATGCCGCCACGATGGCGCAGCGGATCATGCAATACCAAGCAGCTCTTCAGCTTGCCCAAGGCGCTCCACAAATCTATGACCTACCGCAGCTTCATCGACAGATGCTCGAAGTCCTCGGTATTAAAAACGCCGAGAAGCTGGTTCCGATTGAGGATGATCAGACGCCGAAAGATCCGGTATCTGAAAACATGGCATTCCTCACGGGCAAACCGACCAAAGCGTTTATTTACCAAGATCACGACGCCCACATAGCTACTCACATGGCTTTGATGCAAGATCCGTCGGTCATGGGAATGATTGGTCAATCCCCGATGGCTCAACAGATGCAAGGGGCGATCATGTCCCACATCGCAGAGCACATGGCGTTTAAATATCGCTCCATGATTGAGCAGCAACTCGGGG